CACAGGAAAATTAGGTGTGGCATTCATTATTGGAAAAGGTACTGACAAAGGTATTGATGAAGGGAAAGATTATTCTAACGCTTTTCGTGTGATGTATAATGGTAATACATTTGGTTCAGGCGCGTTTAATACTACAGGTGCGGACTATGCCGAGATGTTTGAATGGGAGGACGGTAATCCGAACAATGAGGATAGACGTGGACTGTTTGCGTATATTGTTGATGATAAAATGCGTCTTGCTACAGCAGATGATATAGATAAGCACCGCATAGGTATTATATCAGCGCGTCCAGCCGTGGTTGGTGACAATTATGATGATGACTGGCACGGTAAATATTTAACAGATGAATTCGGCGCAGTTCGTACACAGATTGTACATCATGAGGCTAAATATGAGGATATTCAAACATTCGACGCTGAAACAGGAGAAACAAAGACAGAAAGAATTTGCATACATGAGGAATGTGACGCAGTAGAACCGATATTAAATCCTGATTATGACGCAGAGCAAGAGTATATACCGAGAGCGGAACGTCCTGAATATGATTTTTGGAGTTTTATCGGTAAACTCGTTGTTGTTGATGATGGTACTTGTGAAGCGGGCGGGTATTGTTATCCGAGTATAAACGGTATTGCTACAGCTTGTGACAATGCAGATAAGGGTTTTTATGTCATGAAACGTCTGGACGATACACATATAAAGGTTTTGGTGAAGTAGGAAAGGAGTATTTATGGATAATGAAGCAGCGCTTAGAGAGCTTATTGCGGAGCAAAGAGAGCGCATTGCTATACTTGAACAGGATAAGCGTTCTGTTCATCACAGGCTTGACAATTTAGAGAAGCTGACTGAAAGTGTTCATATCATTGCGACAGAAACGAAGGCAATGCGCGAGGACGTCAACGACATCACAGAAAGAGTAGATGAAATAGAGAAACGTCCTATGAAACAGTACGACCAAATAAAGACGGTAATTACAACGGCAATAATAACAGCGGTTATTTCTGGGCTGGTTGGTATTGCTATAGGATATTTGAGTAATACAGGAGGTATGTAATTATGAAAACATGGATAAAAGCAGCAGGAATAAGAGCGGTAAAAACTGTAGCACAGGCGGCTATTGGCGCAATAGGCGCAACAGCGTATTTTAACGAGGTGGACTGGCGTATCGTTGCGTCAGCGGCGGCACTGGCAGGTGTGCTGTCGCTGCTGACAAGCATTGCAGGACTGCCGGAGGCTGAGGATTGAGGTGTACATATGACAGCGATTGATAAATTGATACAGATAGCTGAAAATGAAGTCGGTTATTTGGAAAAGAAAAGTAATTCACAGCTTGACAGCAAAACCGCGAACGCAGGAACGGCAAACTATACAAAATACTGGCGTGACATAAAGCCTGATTATCAGGGACAACCGTGGTGCGCTTGTTTCGTGACGTGGTGTATGGAACAGGCGTTCGGACGCGCGGCGGCGGAAAAGTTGTTAAAGCATTATCCGTATGTATATTGTCCGTCAATGGTAGGGCGTTTTACGCTGAACGCAAACCCGAAGCGCGGTGACATAGTAATATTCTATCGCGGCGACGAATTTGCACACACGGGGCTTGTTACAAGTGTAAATGGTGACAAGTTTACAACGATTGAGGGCAACACATCGGGCGGTAGTACAATTATAGCGAATGGCGGCGGCGTTTGCAAAAAGAGTTATTACAACTCAAAATTACCGGGGACAAAGTTTTGTACACCCGATTATAGTATAATTAAAGAAACGGAGGATATAGATATGGAAGAATTGAAGAAATTACAGGAGCGCGTTACAGCTTTAGAAAAGAAAGCGAACGAGCCGGAAATGATTTATAACTATGTGGACAAGAATATGCCGGAATGGGCGCATGAGGGTGTACAGTGGCTTATGGACAAAGGCATTCTTGTCGGTACGGGTAACGGACTGGGACTTAACAGCATGAAGCTATGGACGTGTGTTATGCTGTACAGGGTTGTAAAGTATATAACAAAACTGATAAATGTAAAAATTTGACTTAGGGCGGCTTCGGCCGCCTTTTTGTAATTGTATGATAAACGATTTTTCAAAAATATAGTCACTATAATGAAAATGTATGTTGAAAAGCTATACAAAATATGCTATAATTAGACAAATTCTATTAGGTGGTGTCGGTTATGAATACAGTAAAACAATTTTGTGAAGCAGCGTCTAAACAAAAAGACGTATATTCTAAGGCTCTTGCAAATTTCATTTTTCGTGAGGTTATAGAAAATGCTCATACAAAATATAATATATCTCAAGAAGATATGAGAGCTATGTGTCAAGACGCTGTAAACAGAGCAGCACTGTTTCTTGATATTCAAAATACAAAAATGTATGAACCATTTGCTATGTATGCGTTGCCTGCCCTTAAATGGAATGACGCTGATACTGACAATGAATTTGCACAACAATTTTTTGATACGCTGAAAATGTTTTACGAAGATGAATAAAAGCAAAACCGATTTTCCAATTCGCGGAAAGGATGTTTTTTAAAACGTTTTTCTATTTTGCTATTGGAAGTGGGCATTTTGAGTGTAATTCAAAATTTTTTCTATATGCTAAATATCGGTGTTTACCCGAAATATAGGACAAATATTTTTTTGTACATTCAAAAAATCAACCTGTTTAGCTACTCCCCTGATATTTATAAAGTTGACATTTATTTGAAATTATGATATAATAAAATCAACAAAAAGGATATGAGAAATAAAGGTTCTTTGTATATTACTTGTATATTACCGCACTTAAAGCTATATATTATAACGTGTGAAAAATGCCCATAATTACGTATTGAGGCGGAGGAAACCACCCCTTTTAATCAAGTTGTCCGGGGTTCGAATCTCCGATGGCTCACCAAGTAAAAACCGCTTAAACACTACGTTTGGGCGGCTTTTGTTTTATGCGTAAAATTGATTTTGTATATTACGCGTATATTACCGTCAAATCTTGTTTATTGCCTCAGTCAAATAATCAACATCAGTATGTGTATAAACATTAGCAGTAAAAGCATAGTCCGAATGGCCTATGAGCTTTTGAATTGCAAGAGTGTCTACATGGTTTTTGGACATCATACTTGCAAAGGTATGTCGGCAGCAATGTGGAGTATGTCTTGAAACTCCTATTTTCTCAAGAATTGGATAATATATGTATTCTCGGTAATAATTTGCGGTGAGAGGTGTTTTATCTTCTTTTATGAACAGAACATCAGTGGCATTATTATAATATTTCTTTATAAATGGCAAGATTTTAGGGTGTATTGGAATTATACGGTTTTTTCCGGCATCTGTTTTCAATCCGCCTGTTATAGTATTGTTTTTTAAATCTATATTGAATTTTGTTAGATTGAGCATTTCATTTATTCGCATTCCGCTATATATCATAATTAAAATAGTATCAAGATATGGTATGGACGTATTATCCCAAAGTTTTTGTATTTCAACATCTGAAAATATTTCTTTTTCCTGTTTTTCTTCCTTTTCCAAAATGATAAATTCAGCATAATTTTTATTGCAAATATCATTTTGCATGGCGTATTTATACAGTAATCCTAAAAGTATTTTGATTTTTGTTTTTGTACTTTTACTTCTATCAAGATTATCTATTATTTTTTGATAGTGTGAAGTACGAAGTTCTATAAATTTCATACTGGCAAGCGATTTTATGTGTTTATATGCCGCACTGTAATTGTCTTGGGTTTGTTTTGATATATTTTTATATTTTGGTGTTTCCTGCCATTCCTCAAACAGTTCTGCAAGAGTAATTTTTGATTTTGGAGGCGTAGGACAAATCTGCTCTGCCGCCAGAGCTTTTAATGCGTCTGTTTTCGTTTCATGATAGCTTATGTATCGGTAAAATTGTTTACCGTCAATAATAAAATCTGTTACTCGTATCGCCCATGGCTTTTTGCGTCGTCCGCCGAGTTTGATAACGCTGCCGTAACCGTTTGGCTTTTTTAATTCTTTGCGCGGCTCTGATACCTGTTTGCGGCCACAAAAATTACAGAATAAACTTCCGTCCTCAATAGTCTTTTTGCACTTCTTACATTGCATAAAAATAACACTCTCCTTTGTAATTTTATGTTGCAAAATAGAGTGTTTTGTGGTATAATTTAAACACTGATTGATGTGTTTGCTTTTATCACAAAGCACTCATATTTATTTAAATTCCGGCTGTTGGCGCAGTCGGAATTTTTTTGATTTAAACGTGTTTCCTCATTGCATTATTTACTCTATTTTTCTCAAATAATCGTCGGAATTAGTATAATATAGTCTGCCGTTACGATAGTTGAATGTCAAGACTCCCGACACCTTTGAACGGGTAATATCTGAATAGAATGTTATGCTCAAGGTATTTCCTTGTATAGTGTATGTGCCGGATATAAGTTCATTTCCTATACGCTTAAATGCGTAGTTCTCAAATTCACCTTTAGAAAATGAAATAGTATAATAGTTGTCATATTCAGAGCTGTTATGTTGCCAGTCACCGGTAATAACATCTGATAAGGATTGCGTTGAAAGCTGTTCCTCACGCGGTGATATTGTAGGAATTGGCGTTGACGTAGCTGCCGGCTCTGCTGTGGGGACGGTTGTAGATGTAATCTGTTCAACAGTTGAAATTTGAATTGCATTATCGGCAAAATCAACGTCGAAACCGCCTACAACGTCAGCTACATCTCGCAGTTTAAAATATGTATAGTCATTTATAGAATATCCCTCAATGCTAACATCTTGACCATTCAGCTTGACAGGAAAAGAATTCTCTGTAGCAACATACTGGCCGGCGAAAACTCCTGCAGTTCCAAAGAGCAGCGCTCCGCATATAAAACCTGTTACAAATTTACGTTTCATGTGTTTTTCTCCTTAAAGTTTAAAAATTTATATAATTCCAAATGTGGAATTTGTATACTATAATCTTAATGTATATTACTGTATGTTTAATTTTGAAAGTATCAGAGATAAAAGTCTTTGTTTACGGAAGGCAAGTTTTACATGGCTCAAGTCCTCGTTCAATGGCGTCTTGTCTTGTTAATTCATATGTGCCAGACCTACCTTTTACATGCTGGCAGTCGGGTTTATGAAATTTTGTACCTTTTTTGGTTGCTGTTACAGTATCAATAGATGATAGGTTACTCGTTGGCATAGGTGACATAGATACTGACATGATTTCTTCGGATATGACTGCATTATTTGTTTTATATGGCTGAAACAAAAGCAATAATAGTAATAGTATCGTAGATACCGATAATATGTATTTAGCAATATGTACAATTTTTATATATGCTTTTATATATGACACTAAACGGTTCGCCTCAAACTCCTGTATTATTTCACTATCATTTGTGTATGTATGTTTTAGCCATATATGACCAAGTTCATGCCAATACAGTATTTCTAATTCATCTTCACTTAATCCCTTACGTATAAACAAAAATTTATTATTGTCATCTGTGTAAACAAAACTTTTCTTTTGCCATGCAAACTCTTCTAAGTGCAATGTTCGCAGTAGAGTTTGTATACTCTGTTTATTTTCGTTCGGATATAACTCTATTACTCTATATCCCTGTCTTTCTGCCAGTTCTCTTAATCTGTTGTAGTTGACAACCCCTTGCGTAAGATGATATTTTTTTACAATATGCCATATTTCTTTTAACATAATAATTACCTCCTGTATATGACTTAATAAGACAATTATACAGGAAATATGTGATATTTTGCATAGATAATTATTTCTTATTCATTTTCTTCCATATCTATCATTATTCTATCTATTTTTGCTTGTTCAGATGTAGTAATATTAACTGTTTTAGCTTCACCGCCAAAGGCTGCAGCTTTGCCAACATTGATTATTTTGGAACTATAAGATTTTTGAGGTTCAACATCTATGTCTAACATTTTTTTGATTGCCGGTTGCATTTCAGAATGCGCTCTATATGCTGTGATAAGTTTTTTTTCCTCTATAGATACATTGATGTCATTAGATATACCGCCACTACCAAAAATCAGATAGTCAAGAGTAACGCCGAAAAACTCGGCTATTTTTTTTAATGTCGTAAGTTTTACATTATCGCACCCTTTTTTCCAAAAATTATCTATCGTTTTATAGGGAATGCCGGATTGTTGAGAAAAGGAATGCTTATTAAGATTTCTTGCATTCATCAGCTTTTCCAGATTGTCTAAAAACATGAATTATCACCTCTTTGAATATATGGTAACACACTTTTTTTGCTTTGTCAAGAAAAAAAATGCCACGAGGGGCAAAAAAAGTCTTGACAATTTGCCATATGGGGCGTATAATATAACCATATTAGCCACGTAGGGCGAATGGAGGTGAAAAAGATGTATGAAAACTTAAGACAGGCAATGGCAGTAAAAAAAGTAACATCAAAGCAAATTTCGGAGTTACTTGGTATCGCAGAAAAGACCGTATCAAATAAACTTCATGGAAAAACAGAATGGTCTTACGCTGAGGTCGTAAAGTTGAAAAAGTTTATTTTTCCCGAATATGACACTGATTGGCTGTTTGCCTTTAACTCAAATGTAGCATAAGCAACATTGTGGAAGAAAGCGAGGTGAAAATCAAAATGTCCGATATGTTTAAGGTTGAAATTGTTCCTGCCGCAGATGTGGCAAAAGTATTTCATACCACGCCGTCAAAGATTGCGGCAGCAATAAAAAACGGAACACTTCCGATAGGCTTTGTCGCCGACGAAAATCAAAATAGAACGGTTATTGTTAAAAAGCGGTTTGAGGCATATATAGAGGCAAAAGATTTGGGCGGATAAAGGAAACGGAGGACTTAATATGAAAATCGCGCTTTACGGCGATAAAATCTATCTCAGAAACACTCAAGCGGAATATCCGATAATAAAAGGACTTCCGAATGCAAAGTTTGACAAGAAAATTTCAGCATGGGAAGTTCCTAAAACATTAGATATGCTTGACAGAATACAGAGATTTGTAAAACTACCTCCGGCAGTGGAGGCAGAGCGGCAGAGATTAAGACGTAAGCAAGAGCGCATTGACGCGGAACGTCTGAACGACAAACCGGAGCCGCTGCTTAAATATCCGGTGAAAGCAAATTTATTTCAGCACCAAATAAGAGGTGCGAACATGGCAATGTACGCCTTAGAATTGGAGGAATGAAAAAATGTTAAAAATCAAAGTTGTTGACGCATACAACGAAAACAATGTTTTGTTTGAGGAAAATGATGAGGCATTTATCGACTCAGTGGTAAAAAAGGCAGAGAAAAAAAACAATGGTATTGCCATTGAACAGGCAGCGGTGTGTCTTGGAAATGCAAGTCCGCGCACAATAAACCTCGTTCTTGACGCTATGAGTAGTCAGATAAAGGAACAGGTCAACGCGAAAGTGTATGCTGAAACGGAAAAGCTCATGAAGGACTTGGGCGTTCCCGAAGATAAAATCAGAGAGTCCGCACGAAAGTTTGTTGAGCATATGGACAACGTAGGAAGTACAACGGTTTCCGAAAAAGATACCCCCCCGACAAATTTGTTGGAACATCTCATTAAAGGAGTGTTGGGGATAAAATGACAAAGATTTATATATGTTCACCGTACAGAGGCAAGGACGAAAACGAAGTGGGTCGTCATGTCAACAACGCCATAAATTATTGTCGCCATGTGATTGATGATTTTTCTGAAAATA